TGGCGGTGCTCTCCGCAGCCGGCACGCTGGGCGGCTACGTCCATATCAGGTTTAGCCTGTGCACACGACCAGCGGGCCTCTCCGTCAGTCTCAGGGGTGCTGTGGGCGCAGGTTCGGCAGCTCACGGCGGGTGCTTCTGTGCCGTAACACTGGTCTTTGAACCGGCATAATTTGCAGGTGAATCCTTCGGCGCTGTCGGCAATCGTCACCGCGGGTTCTGGTGACGTAATGATGCGCTCGGCTCGCTGGATGGCCAGATTGAAGGCATCCTTGTCAAATTCGATGCGCTCGGCGTGGATCTCGTCGGTGTCTTTGTTGACCATCAAATACATGGCGCGAGTGAGGCCAGCCCAGCCCATGTATACTTGCATCTGTTGCCAGTGCTGCGGCTTGGACTTCTTTACCCCATTTTTCACCATTGCGGCAAAGCTCTTGGCGTTTGCGGTCTTGAATTCGAGCAAATGCAGCGTCTTGGGCGCTTCTGGCAAGCCCAGCCCGACACCGTCAAGACTGCCTGCAAAATGGCCGCCAACGGCTTTATAACGCCACTGGTTGCCGTCTGCGTCTTTATCCCACACTTCTACGCCGATGTTTCTTAAGTCGGCGATCAGGCGCGGTTCCTGGTGGTTTCCAGTGTCGAACAGGCGCAGCATCCGGCCGTCAAAGTCTGCCGGTTTTGCCCAGCGGAAAGACAGCCACAGATACCTGTCGCACTCGTGGCCGATCTCGCTGGCGCCGAGATGCGGGCGCCCCTGCCGGTCGGCTGTCTGTTCGTAGTGCTTGAAAATGGCGGTGCGGGTGCTGTTCTGCGGTTCTGGTATCTCTGCCATGATTCCTCCGATAACGCCGGGGCGTTGCCGCCCCAGCTGGTTGATTACTTTTTTGCCCAGGGTGCCGCAGGTGCAACCTTGCCGGTCGCAAAACCTGCCGGTGCTGCCGGTTTAGCTTTCGGCGCCGGTGCGCCGGTGGCCGTCGAGTATCCCTTGATGCGGTTGGTCATCTGGCCTGACTGCGGATTTAATTCTTGCACCACATCCACCGTCAGCGGGATATTGTGCAATTCCTCGCTGTCGCCAGGTTCTATGATGCCGACACAGTGACAGATGGCCGACAGCTCGCGCTCGGCAATCTGGACCGCGGTGGCGTTGGGGTTGACCAGGTTAAGTCTCGTCCACAGCTTGCGACCTGAGTGCTTGGTGTCGCCGATCACTTCCATTGTGAGCATGAGATACTCGCCGGTGCCTGCTTTTGTTTCTTTCATTTCGCTGTCGGTGATGATGACTTCATACCGGCCAGCAGGCAGGGCGTCAAATGACTGTTGCGGTTCTACAGCTGCGGCGTTGAAATTAAGTGAGGCCATTTTATTTTCCTTTGGTTTGGTTGGGTGCTGCGGTTGTCGTCATTGCATCTGCAAGGGCCGACCAATCAAGCGGCAGGCTGTCCGGCAGGCTGTAACGATTCTTTGCGAGATAAGCGGGTTTCTCGGACGTGTAAAGCAGGCGCTCGCCAGTGCTGATGCCGCGGCTTACTTTGTTGTTGAAGCCCACATCTGACGATTTGACGATCGTCTTGTAGTTTGCAAAGCCCACCACATCGCACCATTCCTGCACCAGGGCGCTGCTGCGGGCTTGCAGCTTGGGTTGATAACGCTCATACGGCTCGACTTCGGGGCTGTCGAAACGCTTGATTTCGCAGTGCGCCAGCAGGATGCTGGCCATGCCTTTGCTACGCAGGGCGGTCAGATCGTCTAACACTTTGCGCCAGAGATCCGCGGCGATCACGGCGCCTTTGCCGTAGGCCAGATCCTTAGCTTCATACTGGCCGTTGATCTGTTCCCAAATCAGATTGTCGAGCCAATCCAAGCTGTCGATGACAACGGTCTGGAAATCGTGCTCGCCTTGCAGAGCCTTTAAGGATTCCTGAACATCTGAGAACTTGGTCGCCAGCGGGAAGTGATCCGCCTCGAGGCGCCCGAGGCCATCTTCGGTCAAAATAAAGATCGGGTTCGGTGCACTGGCGCCAAAGGTTGTCTTACCCAGCCCATGCGGGCCGTAGACCATGATGCGGGGCGGCTGGATGCTGGTATTGCGGGATATTGCCTGTAAATTTATAGCCATGATTCCTCCGTTTATTCCAGTGAGAAAAGTAAAACAACGAAAAGCCACAGTGATGCAAACATTGCTAAACCGAGTAAACAATCAATAATAATCTGTTTCATCTTTCACTCCGATCGTCACAAATGTCCTGCGCCATTTCTTCGACGCAATCCGAATCTTCCAGATGTTTCTTGAGCATGGCCTGCACTTGGTCGTAGAGGCGTTCAATGCGAGCTTCAAGGGCGGGTTTGTTTGTGCCGAGGGCAGCGACCACCAGCTCATAAGCAAAACTCGAATCCAATTCCTCGGTAACGAATTCGTAAAGGTCAACCTCGGTGCGGCCGAGCTGCGGGAATTTGCCAGTGTCAAGCACTTCCTCAACGATGGCATCAAGGGCGTCTGCGCGGTCATCGTCTGAGACCTCGCGGCTTGTGGCGTTGCGGTAGCACTTTGGGCAGTCTGTGGCACCGCAGAGGCAGGGTTCTATTGACATGGTAATTCCTTTCGGTTGGTCGGTTGGGTGCGCCCCCGAAGGGGCGAAGGTTGTTAGGCCGCGATTGATTTTGCTTTGTTGATTGCTGCGTCGGCAGTTTTGTAAATGAACATGCAACCGACGTTCATTTCTGCATCGTTGTCGCGCACGCCGACTGAGTAGCCAGTGGAGATTTTATAAACAACGACAGATACATTGTTTTCGGTGTCTTTGATTTCGTGGATCAGCATTTTGTTTCCTTTCGGTTGGTCGGTTGTTTTGCTGCGATGTGTGAATAATATAGACCTATAGACACCGTGTCAAGTCTTTTTGTGAAATATTTTTAGGGGCATGGGAATGGTATTTTTTTACCCCTAAAATGCGAGCTTTTATAGCGTCTTTCTTGCTAATTGCTGCCATTTGATTTTCCTTGAAAAAATGCTTGATCTTTAGGGTAAATCTAAAATAGACTCCGAGTCAAGTGACGCATCTGTAAATAACCTAATGACTTGGAGTCTTGTATGTATATGCAAATCAAGGATGCTGCGACGAGGCTAGGATTTAGCCGACAATGGACGCATGTCCTAATTGATCAGGGAAAACTCAACACTACTTTGCTCGCCGGTCGGCGGGTGGTCATCGCTGACAAGGCATTCCAGGCGATGGAAAAAGGGCGCAGGAAGGCGGGGAAATGAACGTCAAAAACGCGATTAGACCTGAAAACATGGTTTGCCCAAACTGCGGCTGCAAGAACTTCCAGACGGTCGAACGGGCCGCTGGGCAAAGTTTTGTGTGTAAGGACTGCCGCAAGACTTATAGGCGCAAGTCAACGAGTGGCAGCGGTCAGATTGCTGGGCCGGTTTATCATCGGACGCAGGAACTTTAAAGGAAAAGAAAATGGCAACCTTTATCAAGACAGAAAATGAAGTCGATTCTCTTGGCAGCTCGCTGCTTTGCCCAAACTGCGGATGTAATAATTTGCATCAGAAACCCCTTCTTAAGCCACAGGATGACGATCCAATCGGTGGTAATTGGTTGGGGATAAATTTTTACTGCGAGCAGTGTCCGGCCGAGCCAGTGCTGTCAATTCAGCAGTATAAAGGCACCACGTATATCGGCTGGCATTCCATGCGCGTCATCCTATGATCATGACAGACACAGACAAAGGCGCTGTCAAAGCCAGCGTCAAGAACAGCGAATTCCTGCAACTGCTTTATTCAGGCATTCCCGATAAATCCTCGCTGTGGGTTACCTCGTTCTACGGGAACCCTGATCTGACGGACAGCGGTAATTGGTTCGGGCGCCCCTATCGCCCTGACCGGCACGCGCTAGTCGACTCGATGGTCACCGTGAATTCCTATTTTTCGGTGGCGGCACTTTCGCCAACCGCCGATGGCGAGATCCGGCGCCGGAAGGCGAACTTTGAGCAGATCCTTGTCCTGGTTGCCGACGATGCGCTGATCGACGACATAAAAGGCACCGTGTCGTATGTGCTCAACACGTCACCAGGCAAAGCGCAGATCGGCATCTTCATCGACAAGGACGATCCCGACGCTAAAAACCGCAGCCTGGTTGACTCGATCGTCACACGCATGGCAGAAAACGGCCTGTTGCGAGCTGACGCCAGCGGCAACAATTCGGTGCGCTATGTTCGGCTGCCGGTCGGCCAGAATCAGAAACCGCGGGAAACGGGGCCGTGGGATCACCAGCTCGCGGTCTGGAACGCCGACTGCGTGCTCTCTCTGGCAGATGCCGCGGCAGTATTCGGGATTGACGTGGACGAGCTGCGGAAGATTAAAGAGGCGGCGCCAGCCGATTCCAAAAGCTCAATCTACGATGGTCAGGCCGATCTGCTGCGTCTGACGGCCAGCAATATTGTGCGCGGCGAACGGCTGCACGAATCGATCAACGAGATGGCGTTTAGCCTGGTTGCCTGCGGCACGCACCCCGGCACCGTGGTGAGCACGCTGCGCGGGTTGATGGAATCTTCACTGGTGGCGAAGGATGAACGCTGGAAGGCAAGATACGACGATATACCGCGCTCGGTGACGACGGCAGTGGAGAAGCTCAAGAGTGACAAAGCGCCGGAAGTCACGCCGCAAAACCATCCTTTCGCTAATTTCCTGCCGTATGCACTCGGCGACCTTGAACCGGACGAATTTATATTTGACGATATTCTGATTGCTGGCGTGACGTTGCTGGCCGGGTTTACGGGTATCGGCAAAACAACTGCGCTGGTTCCGCTGATGACGCGAGCAGCGCATCTGTGCGCGGTCGACGACGCACTGCGGCCGTTGTTACGCCGCCGAGTAATCTACGTCAGCGAGGATCCCAAGCAGGTCGTCAGGGTTCTAACCTCGATGCGCGTGGCCAACGAGCTGACAGCCAGCGATGCCGAAATCAGCGAATGGTTCAAGATCGTGCCTGCCAAGCGCATGGATGCTGCTTCCATCGTTAAAGTGCGGGAAATCTACGAGGCGATGGTTTACCGGAATATCTCTAAGGAATCAGGCGTTTCTTACGACGCGCTGCCGATCGTGGTGCTGGATACCAGCAATGCGACCATCGAGTTAGAGAACGAAAGCGACAACTCCGAAGTCGGAAAGGCGGTTTCAACACTCAAAAGCGAGCTGGGCGGGATCCCGCTTATTATTGTGGCGCATTTAGCGAAGACGCTGAAAAAGGCCGACATTAGCGACATGACCAGCCGCGGTGCCGGGGCTTGGGAAGGCGATGTCAACCAGGTGCTCTATATGACCAAAGAGGATGACGGCGCACGATGGCTGGATGTTGCCCAGGCTAAACACCGGTTTGTGACAAAGGCAGACGGCATTGTGTTTCGGGCAGTCGGGTCCGAAATAAAAGGGCGGGATGTGCTGGGCAATGAAAAGGATATATTCCTCATGCACTGCAAACCGGAAATGGTGCAGAAGGGCGGTCGGGAGGCTATGCAGGAACAGTCAAAACAGGCCGCTGCGCGTAGTAAAGAGATTGCAGGGCAGATGGCTAAGATCGGCAGGAAAAAGAGCGTGACGGCCATCTTGAACGGTCTGGCGGCCGATGAATACATGACCAAGACAGAGCTGGCTGAGGCTCTGGGCAAGGATAAGCCCGCCAATCTGAAACTCATTAACGAAATGATTGAAGGCGGTTTAATCGAGCAATTCGTGCCCATCAAAAAGAGGGCTAAACAGCATACAGAAGGTTGCAGGATGTCTGGGAAAGGAGCCCAAGAATACGAGAATTTGAGCAATGGCAAATAAACTACCGCATGGCTACCGCTTCAAAATTTTTAGGCATTTTGAAGCGGTAGTAATCCATGCGGTAGCCCTTAAGGGAAAAACCTCTGCTACCGCATCATTTATTTGATGCGGAAGCAGATTAGCAGATGTTCGTTCTACCGCTTGCTACCGCTTACTACCGCATGAACTTTTAAAGGCAGAAAATGACACCAACCCAACGCAGCCTGGCAGCTCTCCGCGAACTCGGTTACCTGGTCGAAGTCGTGGAAAAGTGGAACAGCTTTACCCGAACGCGTAAGGATCTCTGGGGCTGGGCCGATCTGCTAGCCATCCGGCGCGGTGAGGTGCTCGCGGTTCAGGTCACCAGTGAGGGCGTGGCCAATCGGGTTAAAAAGGTTATGGACTCGGAAACCATCGGTCGGGTGCGCGAGGCTGGGGTGCGGGTTGAAGTTCATGGCTGGCGTAAGAACGTGAAAGGGCGCTACGTGCAGCGCGTGGTCGACCTCTCTTGACAGCACACTTTTTAAGCACTAATCTGTTGTTGCGTTGATCTCCTCCGTGATACGCACCCTCCCCGCAAAACGGCGACTTGGATGTTGCGGGCATCCTCCCGGCGGTCGCCGTTGCCTTGAAAGGCACGCATGGCTGATGTTGCTGATGTTGCTGATTTTGTCTTAGTGCTGCTGCATAGCGGCACTAACGCACATCTATTGCACCTCAAAACCAATAGTTTTTCTGCACACTCTGCACTGTTTGATTACTACACCAAGATCATCGACCGAGTGGATGATTTTGCAGAAAACTATCAGGGTCGGTATGAACTCATTACCAATTATTCGTCCGATTATCATCTGCCGATCGACGAACCAGTCAAATACATGACCGGCTTAAAAGATTTTGTCGAAGAATCTCGCAAGCATTTACCGCAAGACTCTGAGCTGGTCCAGCTGGTCGACAATATCGCAGAATTCATAAACTCTACACTCTACAAACTTCGTTTTCTTCATTAAGGAAAATCATCATGGCTTACGGGAATAATGCAAAAATGCCGGCTGGCGTTGTGTCATCCGACAAAACCGGCAGCAAAAGCGAACCGATGCGCGGCGGTGTTGCCCAGGGCATGCAAGACAAGACCGGCGCCGACAAGCAATTCAACACCGGCCGCAGCGAGTCTGTTTGCTATTCGCACGACCGTAAATCCTGCCAGTAAACGAAAGCCCGACACTTCTGAGATGCCGGGCTTTCTAACCATGCCAATTGGGAGAAATTGAAATGGCTGAATCTGACATTATAGAAAATTGTAGCTTTTGTCGATTTTTTAGAAATCATCAAATAATGGGAAACTGCAGACGTTTCCCGTTAATGCAGAACAAGCACGAAACCGACTGGTGCGGTGAATTTGTCCGTATTGCCGGCATGGAACCGATTCGCACCAGTGTGCCAACTACCATCACATTGATGCCGCCCCCACAGCGTAAACGTGGTCGGCCGGCGAAGGTGGCAGCATGATCCGGCCAATGGGTAACAAGGTCGTCGTCAAGCCACTGGTGCGACAGCTGTCGAGCGTGCTGATTGTTAAAAACACGGAACCTTTTAACGAGGGAACCGTGGTGGCGACAGGACCAAAAGCAACCGAAATATCAGTCGGTGATTTTATTAAGTATGGAAACGGGGATTATCTGAAGTGGCCGACGCATAATATCGACGGTCAGGATTATCAGATTATCTCCGAAATGGATATTTGTGCAGTCGTAACTCAATAAGGAAAAATCATGGCAAATTCTCAAGCAATAGGCGTGGCGTATCAAGATCAGGATATTATTAACGCAAACAATTCTTTGGTGAATGCCGTTACCGGCCAGATGGGTTACAACACCGGCAGCTCAACCGCGGTGCCGACTGCTGTGACGCAAGCAACTAGCAAATCAACCGGTGTGACCGTCAACGCGCCTTGCGGAACGATCACCATGAACAATGCAGCACTCGCTGCCGGCGCTGAAGTCGCATTCATTGTGACGAATTCAATGGTTTCTGCATACGATGTGCCGGTCGTTGCCATCAAATCCGGCGCGACTACGGCAGGCACTTATCTGCTGTCGATTGCTACTGTTGCGGCTGGTTCGTTCACCATCGCTGTGTCAAATGCCAGTGCAGGGTCATTGTCGGAAGCTCTCGTGATTTCATTTGCTCTTGTTCACGTTGCACAGCAATAAATGATAACGATTGATTCGCTCAAAGCGAAAATTACTGCGCTTGAGGCTGAATTGCAAAAGGCAAACGTCTTTGTGATTCAAGCCCAGGCGACGATCGGCGCTTATCAATCACTCATCATCGACTTAGAGGCACCTCATGCCATTGAAGAAATCAACCAGCCCGAAAGCGTTTGAGAAAAACATCAAGGCAGAAGTGAAAGCCGGAAAACCCATAAAACAGGCCGTGGCGATCGCTTATTCCGTCAAACGCGAAGCGGCGAAGAAGAAACGTTAATGCCTTCACTTGCTGAACTTTTAGACACTTCTGCTCAATGGGGCAGAGGTGTGCAAAATAAGATCAGTGATCTGGTATCGCCAGAGGCATGGGCGCAAGCATTGCGTAATCCTCCACGAGTGCTATCGCAATACCAACAAATGCAACCAGGGCAACAGCAACAAACAATTAGCGAGGCATTTGATAACGCGTTGAATTTTGGACCGGCGATGCTGGGCAAGATTGTCTATCATGGAAGCCCGCATAAATTTGATGCTTTTGACGCTTCGAAAATTGGTACAGGCGAGGGGGCGCAGGCTTATGGGCATGGGTTGTATTTTGCTGAAGCGCCAGAAGTGGCTAAAGAATATCAAAAGAAAATTGTTTACAGTAAGGGCGCAGAGGGTCAAGCGGCATATTATTTGCAGCTTTACAAAACACCAGAAAAAGCATTGGAGGTGGCTAGGGCAAACGTCAAACCATATATGACGCCCGAAGCGCAAGAATATGGAAAAGAGGTTATTAAACGCCTTGAGGATGGCAACATTAACCAAGGCTCCCTATACAAAGTAGACCTACCCGACGAACACATAGCGAAGATGCTGGATTGGGATAAGCCGCTGAGTCAGCAAAGTAAAGAAGTGCAAGCGGCGTTAAAAGGAATTGCAAATAAATTTCCGGAAATTCCTAATTTTAATTTGCAAAAATGGATGGATGCTGACCCACTTGCATCTACTTGGCATAATGTATTGCAGCGAGATTTAGGAGTTTCGCCTGATGCTATTACTGCAACATTAAAAGATAGAGGCATCCCCGGCATCCGTTATTTGGATCAAGGTTCTCGCGCAGGAGGTCAAGGCACAAGCAATTATGTGGTGTTTCCAGGCAATGAAAAATTGACCAAAATATTGGAAAGAAATTAAGCGAACTTTGCCCTAATAAAAGAAAATGCCAAATCCATCACACAAACCAACGAAAGAAACGCGCCAACAAGTGCGCGAAATGTCCGGTCTTGGACTGCCGCACGAGCAGATCGGGGCGCTGATCGGCATCAGCGATGTGACGCTGCGAAAGCATTATCCTGACGATTTGCAGATGGGTAAGGCTCAGGCATCGGCTCGCATTGCCGATACGCTATTCAACAAGGCGCAGGGCGGCGACACCACTGCAATGATCTGGTGGACGAAAGCGCAGATGCGATGGTCCGAAACCGTTAAGCAAGAGCTAACAGGTCAAGACGGCGCACCGCTGCTGTCAGGCATTCAAGTATCGTTTGTTAAAAACGATGCTGAAGCCTAAAGAAATAATCGCAAAAGCAGAATTCCCCGAAAAGCTGGAATTCCTGTTTAAGCCAGCGCGGTATAAATGCTGCTGGGGTGGCCGCGGCGGTGCTAAGAGCTGGGGCATTGCCAGGGCATTACTGATTCTCGGCGCCAGATCACCGATGCGGATCTTGTGTGCGCGGGAATACCAGACCAGCATCAAGGACAGCGTGCACAAGCTGCTCTGTGATCAGATCGAGGCGCTTAATCTGTTGTCTTTTTACGAGATCACGCAGGCCAGCATTCGTGGCAAGAACGGCACCGAGTTTGCATTTGCCGGTCTGAAAAACAATATCAGTAACATAAAATCGTTTGAAGGTGTGGACGTCTGCTGGGTGGAAGAAGCGCAGACCGTCAGCCGCATGAGCTGGAACGTGCTGATCCCGACGATCCGCAAAGACAAATCCGAGATCTGGGTTTCGTTCAATCCTGAGCTGGAAACCGACGAAACGTATCAACGCTTCGTGCTGCATCCTCCTCCTGACTGCCAGAGCGTGAAGGTCAACTGGTCAGATAATCCGTGGTTTCCAGAAGTGCTACGCTTAGAGAAAGACGCACTGCGCGAGCGCGACATGAGCGCCTATAACACCGTGTGGGAGGGCATCTGCCGGCAGACGGTCGACGGCGCCATCTTTGCCAACGAGATGCAGATGGCCGAGCTGGAAGGCAGGATCTGCCGGGTGGCTTACGATCCGAGCAAGCCCGTTCATGCGATTTTCGATTTGGGGTGGTCCGACGCGACCGCGATCTGGTACCTGCAGTTTGTCGGCATGGAAACGAGACTGATCCGTTACATGGAGGACAACCAGAAAACGATCAGCCACTACCTATCGCAGATGCAGACGCATGGCTACGTCTACGACACGCTCTGGCTACCGCATGACGCCGAGAACAAGACACTGGCGGCAAACGGTAAGAGCATCGAGGAAATTGTGCGCGGCGCCGGTTACAAAGTGAAGATCATTCCGAAGGTGCCAATACCGGACAGCATTAACGCCGCCAGGACAATATTTCCAAACTGCTGGTTTGACCGCGAGAACGCCGCCGACGGCATTTCGTGCCTGCGCCATTATCGCTATGATGTCGACGAAGATGGCCGATTTAGCAAAATGCCGCTGCACGACGGATACAGTCACGGCGCTGATGCATTTCGTTATATCGGCCTGATGGTCAACGAACCGCGCCGAGCGCAAAAGCGCCGGCCTGAAATGCTGCAAATGGGCAGCTGGATGAATTGAAAAGGGTAAAACATGGCCTATCAAAGTGACGATTACGACAAACGGATTACTGATGCGATTGAATTCCTGCGCCTGGTGTCTACTGCTGAGAGCACAAACCGCAGCGAAGCACTGGAGGATCTGAAGTTTGCCGCCGGTGATCAGTGGCCAGTCGAAACGCAGAACAGCCGCAATCTGGAATCTCGGCCATGTCTGACCATCAACAAGCTCGACGCCTATGTTCGCCAGGTCACCAACCAACAACGCCAGCAGCGACCGCGGATTAAGGTGCACCCGACCAATACACAAGCCGATAAGAAGGTCGCAGAGGTGCTCGAAGGCATCACACGTCACATCGAGATCAACAGCAACGCAGACACCGCTTATGACACCGCATTCGACTACGCGGTCAGGATGGGCTGGGGATATTGGAGAATCGTCACCGACTTTGTGCGTGAGGATTCATTCGACCAAGAGATCTATATCCGGCAGATCGACAACCCGTTTACCGTCTATTTCGATCCCAACAGCACGCAGCCTGATGGATCTGACGCCGAGCGATGCCTAATCACCACGATGATCCCAAAGGCTGTATTCAACAAGCAATATCCCGATGCAGACGACGGCGGTCAATTCAAAGCAACCGCGACCGGTGACAGCTGGGCTGATTGGGTGAGCAAAGAGGATATTCGGATTGCCGAGTATTTCTACACCGAGCGCGTCAAAACCAAGCTGCTAATGCTGTCTGATGGCACATCAGTATTCAAGGACGAGCTGCCGAGCGCCGAAGCGATGGCGCTGGCCGGTATCACGGTAGTCGACGAGCGCGACAGCTTCAGGAAGCAGATTAAATGGTGCAAAGTCACCGCGATGGAAGTGCTGGACGAGAAAATCTGGCCTGGGCGGTTTATTCCGGTTGTGCCGGTCTACGGCGCCCAGCTGATCGTCAACGACAAGCGCAAAAAATACGGTCTGGTCCGGTTCGCTAAAGATCCGAGCAGAATGTATAACTACTGGCGCACCAGCATGACCGAATCGGTTGCTCTGGCGCCCAAAGCTAAATGGTTGCTGGCCGAAGGTCAGGACGAAGGTCACGAGAACGAATGGACCAGGGCGAATATTGCCAGCAACCCGGTGCTGCGCTACAAACAGACGGACATTGACGGCCGGCCGGCGCCGGTGCCTGTGCGCTTGCAGCCGGAACCGCCACCAGCCGGCGTGATGACCGCAGCCGCGGCGATCAACGAGGATCTGCAGACGGTGCTCGGGATATTTGATCCCAGCAACATACCGGGCAACATCTCCGGCAAAGCACTGAACGGCCAGCAGCAACAGATCGACATGAACAATTACCACTTTTATGACAATTTGACGCGTTCGATACGTCAGACTGGCCAGATTATTCTGGATTTGGCGCCGCACATTTACAACGAACAGCGCGTGATGCGGATTATTGGCGCCGATGGCCAGCCGGATCTGGTCACGATCAACGAGCGTAAACAGGACGAAATGGGCGTGCTCAAGGTCTTGAACGACGTTACGGTCGGCGAATACGATGTGGTGATGGATACGGGTCCAGGCTACAACAGCAAGCGCATCCAGGCTGTTGAAGCGATGATGCCGCTGCTGGCCGGAAAGCCTGAGCTGTTCAACATTGCTGGCGATCTGGTATTCCGCAACATGGATTTCCCCGGCGCCGAAGTGATTGCCGACCGGCTCGCTGCCGCTAATCCGCTGGCGCAGATCGACGACAAATCACCAATCCCGCCACAGATCCAGATGCAGCTGCAACAGAGCAAAAAGGCAATGCTGGATCTGCAGCAAGAGAATGCCGCACTCAAGCTCGATATTCAGCATAACGCAACGGTCAAAAAGCTGCAGGAAGATGGCGCAACCCAACGCAAGCTGATGGATGTGACAGCAAAAGCACACAACACCGAAACAATGGCCGAAGTGAAGGTCAACGACCAGAACACCCGGGCGATCACCAGCCAGAACAAGACGGAAATAGACGGCATCGTGCAGCTGTTGCTGCACCACATGGATACGCGCCGCCTGGAGGCCGAAATTGAGCGCCGGAACGCAGAACAACAGAAATCCGCGCAGATTGCGGTTGAGGATATTTCGGCAGGTGCCAGCCCATTTATTCAATAATTGACAGCAATTTATCAAGGGTTTAGAAGTAACCTACCAGTGGGTTCACTGGGCTTATTTCTTGGAGAAATTCCATGTCAGCATCAGAAACACAAGCAGCGACCGTTTTAACCAGTGAGAATGCAGCCGAATTTTATGCTCAGCGAATGGGTTTAGCTGCCCAGGACGAACCGACCGAGGCCGCTGAAGCGGATCCAGTCAAATCGGACGAGGGTCAGAATGAATCTGAGGCAGACGCCGAACCTGAGCAGAAAGAGGCCGCAGCAGACGAACCGGAAAAGAAAAGCAAGCCCAAGATCGAGAAGCGGATTGGCGAAGTCGTAAAGCAGCGCGAACAGGCGAAAGCCGAAGCAGCAAAGGAACGCGCAGGCCGCGAGAGCGCCGAAGCAAGGTTGCGGGAATATGAGCAAAAGGCAGCGCCCGAAAAGGCAGCTGATCCTGATGCTGAACCGAAGCCCGAGCAATTCACTGATGCGTTTGAATATGCACGCGCACTGGCTGAATTTTCCGCAGAAAAAGCATTAAAGGATCGTGACCGGCAAGAGGCAGAAAAGAAAGCCGCAACGGAACGTCAGCAAACCATCAAACAATGGACTGACCGGATCACCGCGGTGAAGGCAGATTTACCGGATTTCGAGGACGTTGTTGCATCAAGCGATGTCGCTGTCAGCGACCAGGTGCGGGATGCGATACTAGAAAGTGATGTCGGGCCGCAGGTGCTCTATCACTTGGCCGAGAATCCAGAGTTTGCACAAAAGCTGTCTGAAATGTCCACGATTACTGCACTGCGCGAGATTGGGAAAATGGAAGCGCGATTCGAGAAGAAAGAACCGGCGAAAGCTGCTGCAACGAAACAAAGAGCGCCAGCACCGATCAGGCCCATTAAGGGCGGTGGAAGTGCGATGGATACGCAGGTCAACTCAGATGGAGTTTTCCACGGATCTTATCAAGCATGGAAGCAGGCAAGGCTGGCAGGAAAAATTCGATAATCTTTTATTTAGGAAACAATCATGGCTAATAATCTGCTGACTATCAGCAAAATCACGAATGAAGCACTGATGGTGCTTGAAAACGAATTGACCTTTACGGGTGAAGTTGATCGCAATTACGATGATCAGTTTGCGGTTGTTGGCGGCAAGATCGGCGCGACTGTAAACGTTCGCCGTCCGGGTCGTTTTATCGGCACCACTGGTCCGGCTCTTAACGTTGAAGATTTCAACGAGACAAGCGTGCCGGTTACTTTGTCGACTCAGTTCCACGTTGACACCAGCTTTACGACTCAGGATCTTGCGCTGTCGCTCGATATGTTTTCGGATCGAGTGCTTCGTCCGGCCGTGGCCGCTATAGCAAATAAGTTGGACCGCGATGGTTTGGTTACCGCTGCTGCCAACACCGCGAACATCGTCGGCACTGCAGGTACGCCGCCGACCAGCTTGCTGACCTACCTCACCGCTGGTGCTTATTTGGACAGCGAAGGTGCGCCGCGTGATGGCCGTCGTTCGTGCATCGTTGAACCGTTCACCAGCGCGACGATTGTTGACTCTCTCAAAGGTCTGTTTGTGCCGAATCAAAAGATTTCTGACCAGTATCAGAAGGGTCTGATGGGTACGGATTCCGCTGGCATGAAGTGGAAGATGGACCAGAACGTTGTTTCGCAAACATTTGGTTCGTTCGCTGGCACCGCGGTCTGCGCGACCACGACCGCCACTGGTTTCTTGACGACCGGCTGGGCTTCGACCTCGACCATCACGCTGACTTCGACTGGTGCTGTTTCGCTGAATGCTGGCGACACTTTCCAGATCGCTGGCGTGTATGCGGTCAACCCGCAGAATCGTCAAGCGTATGGCACGAACAAGCTGCGTAACTTCGTTGTGAAAACTGCTGCTTCTGGCACCGGCACTTCGTTTAGCGTGACTGTTTCGCCTGCGGTGATTACTGCTGGCCAGTTCCAAAACGTCAGCATTCCAAGCACGAGCGCAACCGCGGCTATTACATTCTTTAACAGCTCTGGCACCGTGTCACCGCAAAACATTGTTATGCATCGCAATGCGTTTACCGTTGCGATGGCTGACCTTGAGCTGCCGGAAGGGGTCCACTTCGCTGGTCGTGCGAGCGACAAAGAGCTGGGAATGTCTATCCGTGTTGTCCGTCAGTACACAATAAATAACGATTCAATCCCGACTCGTTTGGATGTGCTCTACGGCTGGGCGCCGCTGTATCCCGAGCTTGCTTGCCGCGTTGCTGCGTAATAACCAGGGGCGCAGTCAATGCGCCCCGTCTAAACTTATTTAAAGGAATTCATCATGGCAAATCCAGGACCGGCCTCGGCCACCACGATTCATCCGCAAACCCTCGGCAGCAATCAAGCGATCCGTCTGTTGGCCTCGGTCACCGGCGTTTCACTCGCTGCCACTGGCGATGCGGCTACTTTCAGCGTTATCAACAGCACAACCTACAATGTCACCAACGTGGTAATTACCAATGCCAACAAAGACGTTTCCAGTGGTGCTCTTGCCATTTGGACTGGTCCGGCTGGCACCGGCACAGAAATCGTGACCAATGCTTCTTTGACCAGCAACACCAGCTCGGCATACGTTACGAAATCCACTGTTGTTGCTGCAACTGGCACCGCGAACCTGTCGGCGCAGACGTTCTACGTCAAAGTCGGCACCGCTGTTTCTGGCGGCACCGTTGACATTTACATTTACGGCACTGATTTCAGCACGTTCTAAGCTGTATCGGGAATCGTTCGCAAGGGCGATTCCCTTTTTTTAAGAGGTCATAAATGGCTTACAACAGCGCATTTTCTCCATTTGGGCCGACTTATCTTGTCGGCACCAGCTCGGTCCAAGTCAAAGCATCAAACAACAACAATCCGACCAGTTATCGCGTTAAAGCAATGTTGACGACAACGCAATATTTTACTTATGCGGCGCCTGCACTTTCTGACGCTGCAGTTACCTGTCCGTCAGTGAGCGCACCAAGTGCCGGCGTGTCATCGGTTGCGATTGGTATGTTGCCCGGCAGTGTGGAAGTTTTTTCCGGCATTCCTGCAAACGCATGGTTTTTGGCTAATGCTGTTGGCGCATTTGAAATTACGCCTGGCGAAGGTCTGTAAAAATGACGCAGCCGATCGACATTGTAAGCCGGGCGCTTAAAGACATCGGCGCATTGGAAGCGGGCGAAACGCCAACCTCGGATGCTGCACAAGACGCGTTTGACATGCTCAACGACTTGATTGACCAATGGTCGAACGAGCAAATGATGGTCTTTTACAAGACCGAGATTGTCTGGGCGGTTACGCAGAATGTGACGCAATACACCATCGGACCAGGCGGTTCGATTGGCGCCAGCTTTACCGGCTCGATCAGCGGCACCACGTTGACGATTCCGGCCAGCGGTCTGCTGTCAGGCTACATCACGCTCGGCCAAACGATCACCGGCACCGGCGTTACTGCGGGAACGACGATTACTGGTTTTAACACTGGCGCTGGCGGCAGCGTTAATTACGCAGGAACCTACACCGTCAGCACCTCGCAGACCGTAACCAGCACAACGATCTCTGGTTATTACCAACGGCCGCTGTCGATTAACTCTGCATTCGTGCGAGTATCAACGACCAGCAACGGTGTGCCGATTTACGGCGGCGGTCTGGATTATCCAGTCAGCGTATTAAATCTTGAGCAATACAACCTGATCGGATTGAAAAGCCTAAACGGACCGTGGCCGAAAGCGGTTTATTACCAGCCGAGCGAGCTGCTGGGCAATGTGACCGTCTGGCCGAATCCGTCACAGGGCGAAATGCACCTATTTGCTGACACTGTGTTTACGCGTTACGGCACGCTCTATGACTCAATAAGCCTGCCGCAAGGCTACACAATGGCCCTACGCTGGTGCCTGGCCGAGCGCCTGTGTCCTATGTATGGTAAAGCCTCGCAGACGCAGCTGGCAATGATTAATGCGTTTGCAGCGCAATCCAGGGCAACGGTCAAGCGCACCAACATGAAGCCGGCTCAGATTGCCAGTTACGATGATGTGATTGTTTCCGGTCGCCGCAAAGATGCGGGCTGGATTCTTCACGGTGGATTTATTTAAGGATAATCATGGCTAATATCGCAATTTCTGCTCTCCCCGTTGCCACTTCGCAAGCTGGCGGTGATGTGCTGCCGATCGTCCAAGCTACGACCAGCACGACGAAACAATTGTCGGTCACCAATCTGTTCACCAGCCCGACGTTTGTTACGCCTGCACTGGGAACCGTTGCCAGCGGCGTAATTAGCGCCTGCACCAGCACCGGCATGGTGCTGAATACGCCAACCCTAACGTCACCCACCATGACCGCGCCGGTGCTTGGCACCGTTGCCAGCGGCAACATCAGTGCGTGTACCAGCACCTCGATGGTCATGGTGACGCCGGTATTGGGAACGCCAACCAGCGGCAATCTGTCCAATTGCACCAGCACCTCAATGGTGTTGACCACCCCGGTAATCGGTGCGGCAACCGGCACAAGTCTTAGCACCACGGGCAATATTGTCGTTAGCAGCACTGGAAAAGTAGGCTACGCAACAGGTTCTGGCGGCACCGTTACCCAAGCCACTAGCAAATCCACTGGCGTGACGTTGAGCAAATCAACCGGCCAGATTACGCTGAATGCTGCGGCACTTGCTTCCGATACCACGGTCAGCTTTACGTTAACCAACACGGTTATTGAAGCTGGCGACATTCTGATAATGAATCACATCAGCGGCGGCACTGCAGGTTCTTACCTGCTCAACGCTCAGTCTGCTGCGGGTTCGGCCAGTATCAACGTGCGGAACATTACCGCCGGGTCGTTGAGTGAAGCCATTGTGATTGCGTTTGCGGTAATCAAAGCCGTTACTGCCTAACATGCCAGATTTCGGATTTGTTGGCACATCCTATGAGGCGCCTAGCATCTATCAGGATGCTCAGGAGTGCATTAATTTTTACGCTGAAATAGATCCGACGAAACAACCCGGCCAGCGCGGGATTGTGGCGCTGTATCCGACGCCGGGCTTGTTGCTGAAAACGCAGCTTGCAGTTGCAGAGGTTCGCGGTTTGCATACTATGTCAGGTGGAGAAATCCTGATTGCTGTGTCTGGTGCAAATGTGTATTCGGTCAACACCAGCATGGCAGCAACACTGATCGGCACATTGTATAGTTCCACTGGCCCGGTATCTATCAGCGACAACATCACGACAAATAACGGTCTAACAGCCTATATCGTTGATGGTGCAAATCGTTACACATGGGTTGCTAGCACAAACACTTTTGCAGTATTGCCAAGCACTGATGGCCCGTGGCAAGGTGCAAGCGTTACAGATCAAGTTGACAATTATTTTTTGTACAACGAACCCGGAACGCAAAATTGGGCTTGTAGTGATCTTGGCCTAGCCACATCATCTTTAGCACTTTACGGCTCTGCTGATGGCTACAGTGACCTTTTGGTAAGCATGATCGTTAATAACAGACAGGTTTATTTGTTGGGCGAGACAACTACCGAGGTCTGGACAGATGTGGGCAATGTAATCACAGGGATTACCACTTTCCCATTTCAACGGGTTCCAGGCACATCTTCTCAAAAAGGTATTGGCGCACCGTTTTCATTGGCTCGATTGGATGGAAGTTTTGTTTGCGTAACAAGAGACAACCGCGGCGATGGCACGATTGAAATGATGCAAGGTTACACTTGGGTCCGAATTTCTACCCATGCGGTTGAACAAACTTTGATTGACCAATATACCGGCGATGCAATCGCTTACAGCTATCAGATTGAAGGCCATGAAATGTACGTTGTGACATTTCCAACCATTAATTTGACTTGGGTATATGACTTTTCCACCAAAAGCTGGCACAAATGGCTGTCATTTGCTGACGGAGTTTATAACCGACATCGGTCAAATTGTGGTGCATTTTTTAACAATATGTACATTGTTGGAGATTACGAAAACGGCAAGCTGTACAGCATTGAAAACGATGTTTATACTGAAGATGGGGCAACAATCCGCAGGCTACGTCGAGCGCCGCATCTTGTGGCCGACTTCCAACGGGAATATTTTGACGAGCTACAGATCCAGTTTCAGCCAGGGGTGGGCTTAAATGGGTATCCTGGCTATGATGGTGAAGATTTAGCCACTGAATCCAATAACGTAATTGTGGCCGAGTTTGTGCAAGGTTATTTGACCACGCAAGCCGGCGACCAGTTAGTCACTGAGGCCGGTGACGGTAACGAACCGCTGGTGACTCAAGTGCAGCCTGCCGTGGATTACAACGGCTATGCTCTCGAAACGGAAGCCTATGAAGCCACGCCTGGCTACGATCCGCAGGCCATGCTGCGCTGGTCCAACGACGGCGGCAGCACCTGGTCAAACGAGCACTGGACCAGCATCGGCAGGATCGGCCGATATACCAATCGGGCTATCTGGCGCCGGCTAGGGTTTGCTCGGGATAGAATCTTTGAGGTTGCTATCAGTGCACCGGTCAAAGCGGTGATTGTTTCAGCAAATCTCAAATCATCTGTTGGTGAGAATTAATGGCAACGGCGCCTAATTCCAACATCAACATTCCTTATTCGGAATTCCTGAACGCAACTACAGGAAGGCCGAATCAAGAATGGTTGATGTGGTTGATGAATCCGCAATTCATCACCGCAACTCTTGGATCTGCGCTGCCGGTCACCTCTGGCGGCACCGGACTGACCACAATACCGACCAACGGCCAGCTGCTGATCGGTAACGGCACCGGCTACACGCTCAACCCATTGACGCCAGGCGCCGGTATTGGTGTCACCAACGGCGTGGGCGCCATTACGGTCGCCAATACGGGCGTTTTGTCATGGTCAGGGGGTAGCACTGGCTTAACACCGGCAACCGCTACAACGGGCGCTGTGACGCTTGCAGGCACTCTCGGCGCAGGCTACGGCGGCACTGGCTTAAATACCTATGTGATCGGCGATATTCTGTATTCCAGCGGCGCCACTGCGCTTTCGCGGCTTGCAGATGTGGCGACCGGGAACGCGTTAATCTCGGGTGGGGTGGCGACGGCGCCAAGCTGGGGCAAGATCGGACTGACAACGCACGTTTCCGGTACGTTGCCAATTGCTAACGGCGGCACGAATGCAACGGCAACCCCAACCGCAGGGGCGGTGGCTTACGGCACCGGATCTGCTTACGCCTTCACCTCGGCAGGCACTGTTGGTCAGGTTTTGACCAGCGCCGGCGCCGGAACGCCAACATGGGCAACGCCCACAACTGGCACTGTCACCAGCGTGACCGGCACTGCGCCGGTGGTTAGCTCGGGCGGCACTACGCCAGCGATTTCGATGGCCGCCGCGACAACGAGCGTTAATGGCTACCTGACCAGCACCGATTGGACTACGTTTAACGCAAAACAGAAAGCTATTACCAGCGGAACTGCAGCACCCAGCGGTGGCTCTGATGGTGATATTTATCTGCAATATGTATAGGATTGAAAAATGTTAATCCAATCGAGCACAAACGATAAAATTCAAGTTATCACCTCAGCGGCTGGAACCGTAAAGGTTCATGCGTCATGGGTCGATGATGCGTCCAACGTGTTTACGCCTGGGCGAACAAATACCGCCACTATTACGACTGCCGCAACGACAGATGTTGTTGCTGCCCCTGCTGCCAGCACTCAGCGCACCACAAACTTTTTAAGTGTGAGAAATACGGATGCAACGGTATCGCAGACAATTACCATTCAACACACGGACGGAACAACCGTTGAGCCGATATTTGTAGGAACAATCGCCGCAGGTGAATCTGTGGTGATGGATAGGACGGGCGTGTTTACTTCATACGCCAATACGGGCGTAGTTAAATCCTCGGCTCAAACAGGTTGGTTGTTTAATTCCAACACGGCTAATGTCACTGGTTTTGCTGCCGATACTTATGTTGCCGGATCAAGCATTTTGATACCTACGCAAAACTTTAAAACGGGAACAGGTTACCGTTGCCGGATTAGTATAACTAAAACAGCAGCAGGGGTTGCTGCATTGACTGCAACGCTTAGAGTAGGTGCAACCGCATCAACTGCTGATTCAAGTTATTTTGCGTTAAATCTTTCTGCTCAAACTGCCGCAACAGACACGACCTTGTTGACGTATGACTTTATGACGCGTAGCACAGGCGCATCTGCGGCATTGGTTGCACATTTATCCAGCATCAGCCAACCAACAACGGGTTTTTCCAGTTTGTTAAAAGGTGCAAACGGAACCAATACCGGAGACATTACCGCATGGCCCGGTAAATACATTGGCGTGTCGCTCAACGGAGGCGCATCAGCATCGTTTACGGTGAACATGGTTCAAGCTGAAATTTACAACATCTAATCATGGCGGCTACTGGTTCAGGTTGGTTTGATCCTGATGTAGAAATAGGCGGTCTGTTTGATCCTGACGCGGTAGTAGGCGGTTTATTTGATCCAGATTTACTGCAATATCAAAATAAAACTTTTTGGATTAAAGTATCTGGAACATGGAAACAAGCAAAGCCTTATATCAAAGTTGCTGGCGTCTGGAAACAAGCAACGCCATATATAAACGTATCCGGCACTTGGAAATAAAGTTAAAAAGGATTTAATCATGACTTTAAGATCAGCAATTATTACTGGCACCGCCAACATCAACATTAATGGCACCGTAGGCGCAACAACGCCTAATACTGGCGTATTTACAACCATTGCAGGCACTGACACAACAGATGCAACCTCAACCACAGCGGCGGCGCTTAAAACCGCTGGCGGTTTGGCGGTAGCAAAAAAGGTCTACACCGGCGATAACATGGTGCCTGCTGCGGCAAAGGGCGTAAACTTTACCGGTAATACGGCAGCATCCGGTATGACCAGCCAATTGCTGAACTGGTATGAGGAAGGCACATGGACTCCATCCACGAGAACCGCAGGCGGCACATATACAGCGCAAGTAGGAACTTATGTTAGAGTTGGAAAATTAGTCACTTGTTTTGCAAATATAGCTTGGAGCGCGCATACCGGCGCGGGGGCAGATTTAGAAATTCAAGGATTCCCCTTTCCCAATGGAAGCGCAAACACGTATTCGCCAGGAAACTTTGCCGGTAATTTAATTTTAACTGCCGGTCACTCAATCAGTTCATATATCTTGCCTAATACTTCGTACATTAAAGTTTTAGATCACACTAATTTAACAGGTACTGATGCGTCGTATACCATACCAGCATCAGCTAACATAACTGTTTGGCTTAGCTACATTTCCGCATAGAGGTTTATATGGCGCTCACAAAAGTTACGTATTCAATGGTGCAAGGCGCACCCACTAACGTGTTTGATTTTATGACACCGGCACAAATTGCGGATATTCAAGCAAACACTGGGTCTGTAGACGTAACTACAGCAATTCAAGCTGCGTTGGACGCGTCACAAAATGTGTATTTGCCTGCGGGAACTTATCTCACAAGCGCAATGCTAAAAATAGCGGATAATCAAATTTTGCTTGGCGCAGGTAGCACTGTAACGCTAATAAAAAATAACACTAGCGATTGTTTTGGTAAAGATAATTCGCCGTCTACAGACAATTATTTTGAAGTCAAAGGGATTGGTTGCACCAAAACATTTAGCTTAGCAAGCACAACAAAAGCGTTTAACTTTACAAACTCCACATACATCATTTGTGAAGATTTGGCCGCAACAAATTTTTACTGCGGCATTTACCTGTCAAGAAGCACAACAACTTTTGGCTCTACAAACGCGTGTTGGTATAGCGTTTTTAAAAAACTTGTGTTCCGTGAATGCGCGTTTGGCGTATTCATCGACAACAATAACGGCGCGCTTCCAGATGTTAATGGGTGCTTTTTTGAAGGAATGATTTTTACCAATAGCACTTATAGTTGGGCATCAAACAGCGTTGTAACTGGCGGTATTAAATACAGCGGTTATGGTCATGTGTTTCGTGATGGATATATTCAAGGTTTTAGTCATCATGTTTGGAGGACGACAGGTTTTGGCGAAAATACATTTGAAGGGCTGTACATAGAGTCGGAATTAATTGCAGGACAAGCGGTTTACTTGCCCACTGCGTATGCTGGAAACAAAGATTTATGGGTAGGTGGTCATTTTGATACGTTTACTGTTGATCCTTTTTATGATCCATTTAACACTCTTACCGTTTTAAAACCTTCGGAATTGAGAAATTTTCCTGTCCAACATACTACTAAAACAATCGCTGCGGGAACAACTAAAACTTTAACTGTTACGTTGACAGGCTACACCGGCCAATTTCAAATAGTTGCTGAAGCCGGTGGCTTCGGTGCTGCTGGAACTAATATCACAGTTCAAGGCGTATTGAGTAACACTTCTTATTATTCTCTTGTTGAAACAGGTAATTTTAGTTATTTAGCACTTTCAATGGCGGCTACGGTAAAAGGTAATGGCTCATTCACAATCAGCATCACAAACTCTCATACCAGTAGTGCAAATGTCCGAGTAGTTGGTTTTAGTGACAATGCTTACTCCGTAACTTTGGCTTAAATAAATTCTGTAGGAAACAAATATGAGCAGCGTAAACCTCTCAGCATTTGGTGGCGTCGGCTGGCAGTTCTTTGACAACAACGGCGTGCCGCTGGCCGGTGGGTTGATCTACACCTATGCCGCAGGCACCACGACACCGCAGGCAACCTACACCACCAGCGCGGGAACCGTAGCGCACCCTAACCCTATTGTGTTGAACTCCGCAGGGCGCGTGCCGGGGGGCGAGATTTGGTTATTGCCCTCTAGCTACAAGTTTATCTTGCAAACTTCGGCAGCGGTATTGATTGCAACCTACGATAACGTCACCAGCGGCGCAGGCATAAATACTATTACCAACTTTACTGGTGACGGCACTACGGTCAGTTTTAACTTGGGCAACGCAGTCAACGAAAACAATACCAACGTCTACATCAACGGTGTCTACCAGCAAAAAAACACTTACGCGCTGAGTGGGTCAAATCTGGTGTTTTCAGAAGCGCCGCCGACAACTTCAACCATTGAGGTGAGCTTCACATGATAATCCAACTGCTCAAATCCAAGACCGTTTGGTTTGCCATCCTGATCGCGGTGCTGTCCGTCGTGCAGGGCTATGTTGCGCTGCTGCCGGTCACGCCGGTGCAACAGATGCTGGTCGGCGTGGTCATTTCGGTGGTAGTGCTGATCTTGCGGCTTATTACGACGCAGCCTATATCTGACAAATAGGACAATCAACAGATGAATGATATTGTTAATGTTGGGAAGCAAGCACTACAATCTTTGCTTAATATTGAAAAAGCAGAGAAAGAAATGCTTAAATTTCCGCAAGAACAATGCTCTGTTGTGCATCACTTTGGTCCTAATATTTGTGTGCGTGAAGTGTCTATTCCTGCCGGAACTTTGGCAATAGGACACAAACAAAAATTTGATCATTTAAATATCATGCTGCGCGGCAAAGTCATGATTTTGGATGACAACGGAAACACGCAAATGCTAACAGCGCCAATGATTTTTGTTGGCAAAGCTGGCAGAAAAATAGGATATATTTTAGAAGATATGGTTTGGCAGAATGTCTATTCAACAGAATTAACAGACGTTAATGACGTTGAAAACTTTTTTATTGAAAAAAGCGAAAATTGGCATCAAGACAATTCTACAAAACAAATAATTGAAAAAATATCAAAAGAAGCGGATCGTCAAGATTATCTGAAAGTGCTTGAAGAAAGCGGAATACCGCATGAAGTAGCGCGTCAACAATCAGAAAATGAAAATGATCAAATTAAAATTGTAAATGCTATAACTAGAATTGCTGATTCTCCAATTGAGGGAAAAGGATTGTTTTTAACAACAACAGTTAATGCTGGTGATTTGATTTGTCCGGCCAGAATCAACGGAAAAAGAACACAAGCCGGCAGATACACAAATCATTCAATTTCCCCAAATGCTGAAATGGTTGGGTTGTCAAATGGCGACATTAATTTGATTGCATTAAAAACCATTGAAGGCTGTAAAGGTGGCGATCTTGGATCAGAAATACTTGTTGATTATCGTCAATCTTTAAAATTAACGAAAATGATTTCAAGAAGGGAAATTTTATGTCAGGCATAGCCACAGCAATCGGCGGGGCAGCAGTTTTAGGGTACATGGGCAGTCAAAACCAAGCAGACGCTGCTCAATCATCGGCACAGCTGCAGGCAAATGCTGCAAATCAAGCATCTGCTCAACAACGTGCCATGTTTGACATCATCAACGCACAGCAGGCGCCTTACCGCGGCGTTGGCTATGGTGCGCTCAACACGATCGGCAGCATGTTGCCGGGTCAGCAGATGCAATACGATGCCCAGGGCAATCCGACAGCGCCAATCACCGGCACTGGCTACCTGACCAAACCGTTCACGTCTGCGGATCTGATTGCAAACCTTGATCCGTCATATCAATTCATGCGCGAGCAGGGTCTAGGCGCTACGGGTCAAGCGATGAACGTCGGCGGCGGCGGCTCTAACGTTGGTTTGGCGCAAACTAAGTTTGCCGAGGATTACGCCAAAAACGCAGCGCAGCAAGCATTTAACAACTTCTCAGCGCAGCAGAGCAACATCTACAACCGGCTGGCCGGCATTGCTGGTATCGGTCAGGCTGGCCAGACGCAGGCAAATGCTGCAGGCACAAACGCCGTTAATGCTATGGGCCAGCTGGGTGTGGGCGCCGCGGGTGCTATAGGTGCCGGTCAGGTGGGGGCGGCAAATGCGTACGCTGGCGGGTTGCAAGGGCTTGGCAGTGCTGGCACTTTGGCAAGCCTTTTGGGGGGCGGCGGCAATGTAAATCAATTTGGCAATGTTGGTGGCGGCTCTAGCATTATGGGCAGTCAAAGCCCGTTGTATGGTAGTGGCGCTGGAACTGCCAATTATGGTGGCCAAATGGGTCAAACTTTCTTGCTTGATTAGGAATTCAAAATGGCTGACTTCTCATTTACTCCCGCAGCGGCTGGCATTCGACCAGTGCCGCAAACCTCGCTGGCCGACATGATTGGCGTGGCTCGTGGCGCTCAAGCCTACCAGCAGGCGCAGCAGGTCAACCCGTTGCAAGTGCAGCAGGCGCAGGCCGAGCTGCAGCGCATACAGGGTCTGATGCCCCAGGAAATCAAACGTGCAACGGCAGAAGCAAATGTTGCAGAACAGACGCAAGCGCCGAGGATCTCTGCGTCAACGAGTCAGGCTGAAACTGCCAGAATTGCTGCTTTAAAAGCGCAATATGGTCTGGATGAAGAACAGCACGCAACCTATGCCAAAATACTTGGCGGCTTTGCTAATGATCCTCGATTGAAACCGGAAAACATCCAAATCAATCCGACCGGACCGGCTGACGTTATGCACGAAATATCAGCAGAAGCAAAGAACGCTGGAATACCAGAGAAAAAACTGTTTGCGTTGACTGCGCCGGGGATGGCAAAAGCGTTGCAAGATCCAAACAGTTTTAATCCGTATTTCCAGAATATGATCCAGCGCGGGATGACGGCAAGCGAACAACGCGGATTGAGTTTGCCGCAAGCGGTTGCTGGTGGTGCTGGTCAGCCTCCGATGATACGAGATGCAACGACAGGCGCATTGCGTGCAGCACCTATTGTTTCCGAACCTCCAGCGCAACCAGGGGCACCAGTCGTGCAACCTCAAGCGGTTACTCCGCAACAAATGTCACAACCTCCTGTTGATGAACTTAGTCGGCCGGTGCCGTTGCAGTATCCGGTGCGTGCGCCTGGTCAACCGTATGCGCCATCACCGTCTGAACCAGTGGATCTGCAATCTGGTCAAGCCTATCGTGATCGGTTGATTACGCAGCAACAAAGTTTGCCAGCATCACGCAGGAATTTGCAAGAAGTGATTGATATTGCCACAGAACTTGAAAAATCAGCAATGCCGACCACTGGCATTTTGGGCGGTGTTCGTCGGACTGTTGCAGGCTGGGCAGGTGATCCGACATACAAGCAATTGAGCAAAGACTTGGCAAACGTCCAAATCAGCAACATTCAGGCAATGGGCGGCTCTTTGGATACGGTTGCCGGCCAGCAGCTGACAAAAATGGCCAGCGGCGATGAAACTTACCCGCCAAGTGTTTTGATCAATATCGCAAGGCGTGCCGGATCTGATCTGACCAATATTGATATGCAAGCCACTGCTGCTCAGAAATTCTCTGCTAAATTTGGTGATAACAACTTAAAATCATTTAAACAGATGTGGAGTAAAAACGCCGACAGCAAGATTTTTGAGGCTATCAATATTGTTGATCAGGTCAAAGATCCTGCAGATCGTAAAAAAGCATTAGATATGCTTTTGCCCAAAGATCCAGCAGAACGCCAGATTTATTTGAAAAAGTATCAAAACATTAAAAAACTAACCGAAACGGGAAGTCTATAAATGGATGCTTTGGAAGAATACCTTTCAAGCAGCAAAACGCAGCCAGCAGCGCCTGCACCTGTGCGGGCGGCTGGCTTTCCTGTCGTTACACCAGAAGTGCAACGTGGCCGTGATTCTTATCGGCAAAAGATACTTGGGCAAGAACTGGCACAAAATCAAGCGGCACTTGCCAGCGCCACAACGCCGGAAGCTCGTCAACTGGCGCAATCCAATATTGACAGTTTAAACCGCGAGATGGGCGGCAAAACGTCTGCACCTGTTGGTAAACCATCTGCGGCAGCGGCGGCATTACCTGCACCAATGGCAGCGCCATCGGGGGCGCCTCAAGATGAACTTGAGCAATATTTGTCTGGCACTACTGCAAAAGTGCCTGCGCCAACAGTGGCGCCGACTACGCCAGAAAAACAGAAAAGCAATGTTGCGGCTGTTGCTGAACGCAATTTGCCATCTCGATATGAAGTGCCGGTTGCTTTAGCGTCTGGCGCATTGGTCGCGCCGATCTCTGGGCTTGCGGGGATTGTTGGATCTTTGCTGCCAGGGGAGGCAGGACAGGGTGCACGCTGGGTTAAAAATGTGCAAGATGCAATGATTTATCAGCCGACCTCTGAAGGCGGCAAAAAGGTTATGGAGGGCGTGGGAACGGTTCTTGAAAACTTAATTGAGAAACCAACAGAAGCAATTGGCAGCGGCGTTGCAGAACTATACGGTCCGGCAGCTGGCGCGGTTACTAAAGGCGCATTGCAGGCGGCGCCGGGTCTTTTGGGCTTGCGCGGTGGTAAACCTCCCGCAATTTCTGGCGTAGTGCGTGAAATGGCACCTGCTGCAGAAGTCGTTGCCACAGACATTCCAACGATCGTTAGACGACAGGCAGAAGCACGCCGCGCTGCCGAAGCGGGTGCACAACCTATGGCAGCGGCACCAGAGGCGGCGCCAGTTGCGCCTGCAATTGCGGGTAGGCAAACCTATCAAGAATTGCAAAACACGCTAAATGCACAGCGTGCAGCGGCGCAGGGGATGCCTCCGGCGCCTGTTACTGTTGCCGCACCAGAGATGGGTAAGGTAAGCGCGGGTGCTGCGGTAACTCCAAATGAAACGATCATTTATCAGGCTTTGACTGGATCAAGCCCAGAACTGCAATTAGCTTTAAAAGATATTCCGGTCACAAAAACCAATTTGCCTATCCTGCAACGCCACATCGAAGCCGACAGTTTGCCTGTTCCGGTTAGACTGACAGAAGGTCAGGCCACTGGTGATATTGTGAAATTGTCAAACGAACAAAATAGGCGCGGTCAAGAACCTGCGCTTGCCCAGCGATTTAACGAACAAAACAACCAGTTGGTTGAAAATATTAGTGCGATTCGAGAACGGGCCGCACCTGATGTATATGGCACAAAAACAATTGAAAACAGTCAATCTGTAATTGATGCTTATAAAGCATTAGATCAAAGCAAAAGCACCGCCATTCGATCAGCGTATAAAAAACTGGAAGATGCCAACGGCGGTCAATTTCCTGTTGATGGCAAAACGCTTGCAAACAATGCTGATAATTTACTTGCCAAAAAACTAAAAACAGAGTTTTTGCCTTCTTCAATTCGTTCACAACTGGAACGTTTTAAAGCTGGCGAACAAATGACGTTTGAACAGTTTGAAGCACTCAGAACCAATTTGGCAGCAGAAATGAGAAAAGCCGAACGTGCCGCAGATGGCAATGCTGAAATGGCTTTAAGCATTGTTCGCCAGGCAGCTGAAGAATTACCACTGCAAGCCTCTGTTGCAAAGAATCTCAAGTCTATTGCTGATAGTGCCAGATCATTGGCTAAACAACGTTTTGATATGTTGAAAAAAGATCCTGCTTATAAAGCAGCGGTTAATGATACTGTTCCTGCCGATAAATTCATTGATAAATTTGTTGTTAATGGAGTCAACAAAAACATAAAAACAATGGTTGATCATTTGGGAAAGAACTCTGAAGCTCATCAAAACATGGCAGCTGGAACGGTAAACTGGTTAAAAACAAAAGCAGGCATTGTTGACGAAACAGGAAATTTCAGCCAAGCTGCATACAACAAAGCATTAAAGCATTTAGATGATGTAAAAAATTTAAATGAAATATTTACGCCTGAATCTGCAAGCCAATTAAAAACACTTGGCAATGTTGCCAGATATACGCAAGCGCAACCGCGTGGTGCATTTGTCAATAATTCAAACACGCTTGTTGGTGCATTAGCTGACCGAGCAGCAGGATTGACTGAAGCAGGTTTAAATCTAGCATTTGGTGGTAAATATGGAATTCCGGTTGGCAGTATTGCAAGGGAACATATTAAAAAAATTAAATCTGAAAAAGAAGTTCAACAATCACTTGAACTCGGTGCTGGTTCAAAAACAAAACTTAAGGACATCGGCAAATAATGGAAACTTCTACCGAACTCGACGTTCGCCTGACTTCAAAACAATAAAATGTTAAGAAACCTTAATCCCAATCGGATATGATTATGCTTTTGGATTACCTCGGGAGTATGAGTATGGAGGCACAGGCGTTGATCAACGCAGGGCTGGCTGTAGGCGGTTTTTTTGGGGCTTGGGTGTTGAACCGCATTATGCAGTCGCTTGACCGCCTGGACGAGGACATGCGTAAAATGCCCGAAAAGTATTTGGCAAAAGAAGATTATCGACGCGATATTTCCGAAATCAAAGAAATGCTGGACAAGATTTTTTGCAAGCTCGACCACAAAGCCGATAAATAAGGAGAACATCATGGGTTGGTTAAAAGCGCGTTTTGGTGAAGCATCAACGATGGCCGGTTTGGGCGTTATTGCGATGGTTTTGATGCCGATGGTGCCGCCGCAGTATCAATTGTTGGCGCAAGGTATTGCCGCTGCTCTGGGTATTGGTGGCGTGGTGCGACCTGAAAATGCTAAGTAATTTTCCGGCGTCACTAGCGCTGGTTCTCAAGGCAGAAGGTGGATTTGTTAACCATCCACGCGATCCAGGTGGCATGACAAACCTTGGCGTAACCCGAAATGTCTGGCGGGAGTGGGTTAACCGCGAGGTGGACGAGGCCGAGATGCGAGCATTGACGCCCGAGCTGGTGACGCCGCTTTACAAGCAACGCTATTGGGATGCCTGCAAGTGCGACGATCTGCCGCGTGGTGTGGATTATGCGGTGTTTGACGCTGCGGTAAACATGGGGCCAGGACGCGCAGCAAAGCTGCTACAAACGGCGCTAGAGGTAAAAGCTGATGGCAGTATCGGCAGGGCCACAATCGCTGCTGCGACCGCTGCCGATCCCGTTGAGCTGTTGGAGGCGTTTAGCCTGGGCAAAGAAGCGTTTTACCAATCCCTGCCGACGTTTGGCGTGTTCGGCAAGGGCTGGCTTAATCGGGTAGCACACGTTCAAGATGCGGCAGAGGGGATGATGGGCTAAGTGTTTTTCTCCCGCAACTTGGCTTCTATGGATCTGGAATAGTCATGCAATGTTTCGTTTCGTTTCCAATCAACCGCGCTGATTTCCTCATCCGTCAGTGACACCCACTCCCTGCGCGGCGGGGCGGCGTAAAGTAATTGCCCCGGCGAACTTGCTGTTACCTCTTTCCATACATCTGAAAATTTAGAAAACTTACCCACGGGTTCCGGCTCCGCAACTGTTAAGTAATTCTTAACCGTTGCCGTTTTCGCGGCGGCTCTCAGTTTGTCGCTCATTTCTTTTCCTTACAAATGTATTGCGTTTCTTTGTTAGTCATTGCGGCTTCCTGCCTTCTTCATAAGTTTCGCGCTCGTCCATACTGTGATGTATTACAATCAAATCATCATCGACTTCTGGATTGCACCAGCACTTCCCGTCAGTGACGTGTTCGCGTAGATCGTTGGCGGGTACGACATGGGTTAAAAGGTGGGCGTTGCTTCCATCGAAAAGTTCGTCATCAGTCATCATTCACCCTCCCATTTTCCAATTGTTCGTAAAAACGCTTCTGCGCGTTGTGCGGCGGTGGCTGTTACGCACCCGTAAACTTCCCGCGTCTTGTTTTCGCCGCAAAATCCGAGCCAGCCAAGATACTCACTCCACTGTGACTCGCCCCTAGCTGGCTGGTTGGCCGGCGAGAGCACTTTCTCCGCTTCGTGCATGGCGTTGAGGTCGTTGAGGTAGTCGGGCAGTCCATAAACTCCAGCCGAGTTTGGGTAGGCTTTGCGCCATTCGTCTCTAGCCTCATCGGTGAAAACGCATCCTTTCGCTTTCACCAGTGATGGAGTGAATGGCGTTTTGATTACGGTTATTCCGCACGCCTCGGCGATGGCGATTCGTTGTGCTTCTGTTTTCATCATTCACCCTTTCTAATTTTTGCTGCCAGCGCGAAACCCTTGTCATCCCATGCGCCGGTGTATTGCTCAACGATCTTCGCGCACCGTTCACGCTCGGCGGCTACCCCTGCGGCGTATGCTTTGTCGTAATAGTCTCTTAACAATGTTTCTGTGTCGCTCACTCGCTTAAACTGTTTGTCGTAGGCCGCGCTTACGTCGGTTATTTCGCTCATCGCATCACCAGCACTGTGCAGATAATGACCAACACGACAACAACCAGGCCAATCCGGCCGCAGTCGGCAAAACCCTCTGAATACCCTTCGTCGTAATCATTCCAGTTACCCATAAATCCTCCGATCTTTTACGGCTAAAAAAGACACGCTTTTGCGGTCAAGGCACGACTTGCACTTCCATATCCTGCGCGTGCCTTTTGTGATCTTGACCAGTTTGTAGCCTGCCTCCCGTCGGCAGGACTGGCACACCGGGGCGATCATTTTTGCACCTGCTTGATGGCAGGCACGCCTTGCACCTGCTGGCGGTAACGCCGGATCGTAGCGCCCACATCGGTTTTTGCCACATTAGTCGGGATAAACGGGTATTCGATAATGTAGATCTTGCGCTCGCGCAGGTAGGCAATGGCAGCTTCCAGTTTGTCGTTCATGATTTCCTCTCGTTCCAACGTTGGATGGCAACCTCAAGGGGCTGGTCCGTATCGTGGTGCGGTCCGATCATCTGGCATTCCTCGCACGTAATTGCGATCACGTTTGGCTTAACTTCGTCGACCACCACGTCGTCGTTGTTGCAAAACGGGCAAGGCAAAATAACGATCTGGCGTTTCTGGCGCTGCTCGCGGGCTGTTTCCCAGCGATCGAGATCCTGGCTAAATTCGCGCTCAAGCTCATCAAATGCGTTGCTGCTCATTTCGTCACCTTTTTGGCTTTTGTCGGTTTGTCGGCCTTTTCCCACGGCAGATCGTCGACCAGATCCGCAAAGTGGTCAATCGGCTGCGCTGTAGTAATGTCGCAGTCAAATTCCGTCTTGATGCTGGTCAGGGCAAAATCACCCAGCAGTGACTTGTCGGCCAGGTTGGTTATGTCCTGGCTGGTGTAAACCGGCTGGGCAAACTCGGCGCCGGTGATCTTGTTGCGGTAGGTCAGCAAGTTATTGCTGGTCGCATCCATCAATTCCGCAAACCGGCCGAGCAATGTCGGAATATGGCGGTGCTCTCCGCAGCCGGCACGCTGGGCGGCTACGTCCATATCAGGTTTAGCCTGTGCACACGACCAGCGGGCCTCTCCGTCAGTCTCAGGGGTGCTGTGGGCGCAGGTTCGGCAGC